AGTTTCCGACTACTGGTTGTTTTCCTATATATGCCATTTATTCTCCTTAATTAATTTTATCTTGCGTTGTTGGGTATACCATTAGAATTTACTAGGGGTGATTCTGCGAAAGCCATAAAAATTCTAGTGCCTGATGCATTTGTAGATCCATCATTTGTTCTAACTTTAAAACCATTGCTTACAAAATCTATTCCTCCACTATCACTTGGTTGATTTTCAGCATTAGTTAAATCAGCAAATAATCTATCATCTGCAACATTAAATGAATTTCTTTTATTATCACTTATTAACCAAGAGTTACCTGAATTATCAATATCTTTAATCATAACGAAAGCTGGTCGAAAACCACAGTAAACGAATGGACCTGCAGCATTTGCATTTCCTTCAAAGGTTCCAAACTTGCTGAAGCCTTGTTTTTCTGCGAAGCAGTAAGCAACCAAAGTATTATTTATAAGATTACCATTTGTTCCTGTTTTAAATACTGCTGAAGTCGGTGCAGTATCATCCCAAAAAGCATCATTATCTTCTGTAGCGGCAGTTGAATTAAGATATAAACCATCCGTTTCAGGTGCAGATGTATTTGCACCATGATAAGTGTTCCAACTTCCTGTTGCTCCAGTAACTTTCATTATAAGCATTTTTGGTACAGCAGATAAACCATGTGCAATAGTTTGTGCTGACGAAGTACCATTTGTCCATTTAATAATACTAAATCCAGCAGTAGTATTTATGCTTCCTTCACTATCAAGACTTCCAACACTTGTTGCACTAGCATCATTAGTAAATGATGTTCCAGCTTTCCAGCACCAAGCTACACAAGCATTTGTATTTACATTCATTTGACCATCATCATCATCGCCTAAACTAAATCCATCGCTATTAAAAGCAGTAAGACCATCTGTATATGTTGCTTCTGCATTTGTAGCATTTGATAAAATTACTTTCTCAACTCCTCTTACAGAATCAGTCCAAACTTGGTTGTTTGTATTAGTTCGGTCTTTAATCCAAACTAAATCAGGTTGCATATCTTCAGAACCATCTAAAGTTATGGATTGATTAGCTCCTGATCCAGTATAGAGCTTAGTCTGAAAATATAATTCTGGATTGTCTATTGTTGTATAAACTGCCATTTATCCTCCATACTCCGCTAAGTTTTTCGTACACAAGGAAAAATAATTAGACGGAACGGCATACTCGAAATTGCCGTAGCCATTAGCATCTGAGTTGCCTGATGAAATACTAAATGGTGGATTACCAAAATTCCATTGCACTTTTGCTTTAGCACTACCACCACCATCTGAACAAGCGAAAAAATAAGCACCTTCAGGAGTTGATGCTGGAGCAGTTAATGACAAAGCACTATTTGGTGCTGCTTCATCTGCGTTTCCTGATCCATCAAACCAATTACCATTTCTTCCAAAATAACATTATTATTATCTAAATCCAATGCTATCATTAAAATATCATTGGTAGAAAAAAGCGTACTCCATGAGTTGTTCCACTATCATTATTATATTTAACCCCCGTTTCAGGTAAAATAGACCAGTCGTGTGCGTGTGAGCCAATTATAGGTATTGTCTTTTGCGTGTACTGCTACATCAGGAGAAATACCAACTGTAGCACTATCAATAACTACTATTTTACATTCTGCGTACCATTTGCCAGCAGTTAATCCAATGGTTGATGATCCCATAAATCTTTTGACCGCTAGTTGTTGCACTTTTCAGTTTCTAAAGCTCCTTCTTTAAAAGTTGGTGCGTTACTGGTTGGTACATTTAAAGGATTCATAGTTGCAAAATTATTAGTTGGTGTATCTATAGCTTGATTTGTTGCGTCTAGATTAACTGATGTAAAATCATTATTATTACCTGAAACATCATTTCCTAAATTACTACTATCTTTAAAATCTAAATAAAATCCATTAGTGCCAAATGTTAATCCTGATATATCTTTAGGTTTCCAAATTCGTGGACTATCTTCATCAAATTCTCCAAATTCTGTTGGTGCTAGTTGTTGATCATTTACAAAAGCACATTCTGCTATATAACCATCCCAAAATCCTTGTGATGTTAAAGAGTTTGCACCAATAGCCATTACTTCTCCGCTAGTTCCAAATCTTAATGATGTATCTTGTGTATAACCATTTTCTGACCCAACTGATTGAGTTGCAAATGATGATTCTAAAACTCCATTAATATATAATTTTATACCATCAGAAAAAGATGCCTGTGTAGTGTCACAAGCTAAAACCACATGATACCATGATGATAAATCTCGAAATAATCTGCCTGTTGTTGCTGTAATTACATAACCAGTATAAGTAACTATATCTATATCTCCGCCACCATAAGCACCAAATATAAAATAGCTACTTGAGCCAGATCCTGAAACCATAAAATTTCCTGGATCTACTTTTGAAAATTTAACCCAAAGTGAATATGTAAATTTTTTTGGATTTCCTGTTGCTGATGGTGTTCTATGTAAATAACTTGATGATGCACTATCAAATCTACATGAGTTAGCTACATCATAACCACCACTTGATAAAGTATTAGCTGGTAAAATAATCATTAACTCTCCAATGTTGGAAGTTCACCTAATGGTCTTGTAACAGAACCATCTTCTTGTTTTGTATATGTGTGTAAAGTTTCTAAAGCTGGTGTATCACTAGCATTAGTAATAGCTGTTTCCATACTTGCAGCTTTAGTTCTTACTGCTGCTCTATGAGTAGTAATAGCCGATGGTACTGCTGTTCCAGCATCTGCTTTTCTAACAATATACCAATCTGTATCTTGTAATATTCCAGCAGCTTGTTGTTTAATTGTTTTAATTAATTTTGTTTTTAAACCTTCAACTGCAACATCGCCTACATCTTTACCAGTTGGTATTTTACCATCTGTTTTATCTTGTGATGTCCATAAAGTATCAGCATGAACTTTAGGTGTAGCTGTGCCATAAGAACCTACTGCTTTATTGCTTTCTACTCCATAAGAAACATTAGTATTAATATACCATTGTTCATCTTTTTTATTAGTTGTATCTACTGTAACTTCAAAAATGCCAATTGCATTTCTTTGAGCTTCAGACCATAAAGTAAATATGGATTTTGGATATTGATTATCTCCAATAATAACACCTTTGTTACCACTATAAAATTTAGTTATTTTTTGATTGTCTATTAATGCAAACATATTACTCCTATGATAATGTTAAATTAAGATTTCTACCAACTTCAAGCCATTTAGCTCCATTATACCTAAAGTTAAACATATCGCCTTTTGAGGCAGTTGTTGTAGCTGTAGGTGCTTCATCTCCTGTAAATTCAAAGACTGCATTCCAGGCAATAGTTCTACTTCCTGTGCCATCTTGTATACAAACAATTGAAATAAATTGTCCAGTTGTTGGATTAGTTGGTGCATCAAAAGTTACATTATTTGTTAATGTTACTTTAGCAACTGGAGATGCTCTAACATCCCAATCCTGAGTTGCATCAAAAGTTAATGTATCTTCTTCTAAATATACACCACCTGTTATTTTTGTCAAATTATTAGCATCTGCTGATAATACTTTAGATGCTGCACTTGTTCCTAATGTTGTAAGATCAAGATAATTTAATTCTGTTGTTGTGGATGTGCAACCATCTAATAAATTTAATTCTGTAGCTGTAGCAGAACAAACAACATCTTCATTAATTTTAGGTGAAGTTAAAGTTTTATTTGTAAGTGTTTGTGTAGCAGCTAAACCAGCAAAACTTTCTGATTGTAAAGCAGAGTTAAATTCTGCTAAACTACCTGTTACTGTGTTGTTTGCTAAATCAATAGATTTATTTGTAAATGTATCTGTTGTTGCTTTACCAACTAATGTATCTGCTGCTGCTGGTAATGTTACTGTTACATCNGCAGTTGCTGCTGGGCCAATTAATGTAACTGAATTTGTTCCATTGTCAGTATCTTCTTTAAATAATATTGAACCAGCACTTGAACTTGATCCACTTAATACTGGTGCTGTTAATGTTTTGTTTGTTAAAGTTTGTGTTCCAGTTAAAGTTACGTCTCCAACATTTTGTGGTGTAATTTTTGTAAATGAAACTGAATCAGATCCTAATGTAGCTGATGTATTTGTAGTACACATCCACATAGTATTATCATTTGTAGAACCTTGATTAACTACTACAATCTGTCCTGATATTTCTGCTATTGCATCATACTCAGTTGATCTACTAGCTGTTCCACTTGAAACAACTGTATAAATACCATTTTGACTATCAGTAGATTGGTTTTTAACTAAAACTTCATCTCCTGTAGCAAGTGTAACTCCATCAATTGTATCTCCATTTTGAAGATCTGATGAAAGAGTTATGTTAGCAGTTGTTGCTGCTTCTACAACTATTCTAGTTCTAAGTCCTGCAACTGCATTATCTACATAAGTTGTTGCTGCTTTAGCGTCTAATTGTGTTTGAATAGCTGAGCTAACGCCATCTAAATATCCTAATTCTGTATCTGTTACTGCTGATGATGTAAGTTGTTTTGAACCATTTGAAGTCAAAGCTCTACTAGCAGTTAGACCAGAAACAATTACATCGTTATTAAATGTAGCTTTTCCAGCTTCACTCATATCTAATGTTAATGCAGTAATTGCACTGCCACCATCATTACCTTTAATAATTACATCTTTATCTGATGTTGTAGATTTAACTACTAAATCTGTTGATGAGTTAGTAATTTCTCCAAATTGAGTACCACCATCATAAAATTTTATATCTCCACCATCTGCGTCTAAATGAATATCTCCAGGAGCATCTAATGTTGCACTTGTTGTTCCAATTTAAAACAAAATCTAATGCAGTAGTTCCTGCTGCTTTAAGTGTTACATTATCTCCATCAGCATCAAGAATAATATCTCCTGATACATCTAATGTGTAATCTCCAGTTATAGCTGTAGTTTCAGGTAATGAAGTATTTGTTGCACTAATAGCTCCAATGTGTACTGAAGTTATAGATTCATTTGAAAGAGAACCTGAATCCCAAGCAACTGTAACTGTTGTATTAGTTGAAAACGCAACAGCAGTAATTGATCCATAAATTGTACCTGGTGTAGAGGCTACTACTTTAACTCTACGTCCAACATGGTAAACAGAAGTTACATTAACTCCTGCTATTGTAAAACTTGTAGAAGATGCGTAAGCTGGTGTATAAGTACCTGCTCCATCTCCATATTCAATCCATTCAACAGAATTGTAAAACTGTCTAATATCTGCCATAATGTCTCTAAAAGCATTATTGATATTAGAAGGTAACATTCCCTCTGCAACAGATACTGAATTTGAACTTGTTGTTGAGTTGCTTCCTGCTGTTGTATCGTATTTTCCTATATAACTTCCTGCCATAAATCTCCCTAATTCATAAACCAACTGAATGCTTTATCGCTTTCAGTATTATTTTTATTTATTAATTCATTAACACTAGCTTCCAATTGTCTTTGAAAGTATTCTTGTGTTTCCATTGAATATCTAACGTTATCTATATTAACTGTATCTGCCATTATCTTACTCCTGCTCTTGATGCTACAAGGTCTATTCCTTGTGCGTGTGTAAATGTAGTACCTGATGGTACTTTAACATTAGCTCTAATATATCTTCCAGATTTTCTTACTGGATTTATTCCACTATCTCTCATAGAAACTGAACTTGTTTCAGATTCTGTATCTGCTAATCTTTCTCTAGCTTTAACTGTTAATGTAGCTGTTGCATCTACAATAGGTCTAACGCCTGTTATATTAGCTCTCATTCCAGGAAAAGGTTCTATTTCTGCTGTTTCTACTTCGCATTCATTATCTGTTCCTGAAAAAATTGCAGCTTTATAATCATTATCAATTCCACCAAGTAGAACTTGTCCACCTGACCAAAAATACTGTATCTAATGCAGCATTAATATTTTCTAAGTTTTGAGATAAAATATCCATTAATTCTACAGTATAAGCTCCAACAAATTGTGANAATATTGTACTTGCATTAGCATTTGCTAAAGACCATTTTTTAGTAGCGTAATTATAAATAATTATTTTATCNCAGATACCTGTTGTATTAGCTGTGTTAGATGTACTTGGAAATAACCACATAGCTAACTGATTAAATGGATCTACTGCTGCNCANATTCTATCTGCGTATGCTTTGTTTAAATTAAGATCAAAATATCTATTAACTTTTTCTACTCCAATAGGAATTATTTGATCACCATTTATTTGATAAAAACCATCATCTGCATAGAAAAAAATTTGTCTATTATCTTGACATACTGTTCTTCCATAAACAGCTCCTCTATTTGGAGAGATAACTGATAACCTAAATACAACTGATCCACCAACATAGTCCATACGAATTATTTGGTTTTGTCTAAATACATATCCAACTTCACCAGAAGTTATTGCAACTACTTGTCCACCAGATCCTGGTAAATCCTGTGAATCAGATTGTTTACCTGACCAACAAGTAATATCATTAATACCTGACCATTGAATTCTGTTTGTTGCGTTTGTAATATTTCCTACAACTAAGAAATCTCTAACTACTCCTGAAACTCTAAATACTGGTGCTGTACCTGCAGTTTGAATTGCTGTAAGATTAGCAAAATTAGTTGATGTTCCCATTAAAAAATATTGAGCTGCATCTACTCCATTACTTGCTATTACATATTCACCAAACTGAGTNAATGTCCAAAAGTCATCATGATCTCCAGTTAAACTTGCTTTACGTGATGTAAATGCTCCAGATGTTAACTGATATAAATTTGTTCTTGTAGCTACAAAATTATAAACTGTATTAGAGTTATCTCTAAATGAACCTGCACCTTTAGAATCTGTGCTTGTAGTATTTGAACTATAAGCTACTAAAGATGGAAATCTTTTATAAGTATTAGCTGCATGATAAACATTAGTAGCTACATTAGCTCCTTGTTTTCCATGGTCAGGTTGATCAGGTAGCCATTCTCCAAAAGGTACTTGCATTATCTGTTCCTATAAAATGATAAGTCGGTTTGAACATCTGTTCTTTGAACTACAGGTGCTCCACCATATGAATCTTGTTTGTCGTTTTGTTCGCATCTTTCTAAAGCTGTAGAATACATAGCTAACCAATTTTGTACTTGTTGTGGATCTATTCCACCTAAAAAGTTAGATGCATGATAAAGGGATCCATACAAATATACTGAAGGATGATTTGCGAGCATCCAGTTGGATGTATTACTGCTGCTAAGAGCTGATATAGCTTTGTAGTATGATAAGTAACCAGTATAGCTAGTATCAGGGGAAGGAGCAAACCTAAGTGTTTCTGTTTCATCATCACTCTCTATTGTATAGGCTCTAGGTCTAGCAGTAGTAGAGCCTCCTTTAGTTTCAAACATATTATGTGGTGTAATATACTCTAAAGGATATTTAACAGATGAAGATAATATATAAAATGATCTTACACCTATAAATCCTGTAGGTACTGTTTCTGTTTCTGAATCAATAGTTATAGAATCTATTTGTTCCATAGCTCTAATTCTTAGTTTAGCATTAAAATCTGCTTCTGTAAGTTTAATAAAATCGTCAGCAATCTCATCAGTTAAATCTGATCTGTTTAACCAATTAGCTATTCCTGTTTTTAATTCTGCATATGTTGATAATGCCATTTAACACGCCCACTTTCTAAGTGCTTTATTAATTCTTGAATTTGGATCTCTTGCTGTTTTAGCAGAAGTTAATTTTCTTTTCATACCTTTCATTCTTGCACAGAATGATTTTCTTCTAGCACTTGTTTTTGATTTTGTAGGAGCTTTTAAAGTACCACCTTTATAACTAGCTCTACCTTTGGCATTTAATCCACCTGATGGTGACTTACCTTCTTTACGTTGCCATGCTGGTGATCTTGCCATTACTTAAATCCTTTTTTCATTTTTTTATAATTTTTTTTAGAAATAGTACTGTTCTTTTTAGATCTACTAATTCCTTTTTTTTTACGTTGGTTAATATTGTAATATAAACCTTTTTTAGCCATTATAAAGATCCTTCTGATGTTCTAAAATATCTAAACTCACTACTATTTAATTTAGTTCTCATAATTTTTTTTTGTGTATCTTTAGGTAATCCCCACCAATTATTAGTTCCATTATATTCTTTAGTCCATATCTGTAAAATAATAGGTGGTACACTAGCAACCCTTCTGATTTCTTTAGATTTTGTATATCCATCATTTAATGTATAAAGTTTTTTATTTCTTTCCATTAAAGGATTAAGATTTTGCTGATTATTTATAGTTAATTTACCATCAGACTCTTGTATATATTTAGTCTTGGTAGCGTCAGCATTCCATTCGGTTGCTCTTACCTTAGCCATTATTCAGATAGTTCAGTACAAAATAAAGTACCATCTGCACTATTTCTAATAGCTGCTATTTTTTCGCCTGGGGAAACTTTAATAATTTCTACTTCTCCTGCTGGCAAATAAGGTAAGCTAGTTGTAGCAGTTGGTGATCCAGCAAATGTAATATGGCAGTTTGTTGTAGAAACTATTCTTACATATTCAGTACCAGCTGCAAAAGCATTACTAACTGCTGCACTTGAAGAAGCTACTGATATTGTTTGAGTTGTTCCATGTCTTAATCCATAGTTCATATTTTTTTCTCCTTTTCTTTAGGATATGTTCCCAGAACGTTCCAGGAACATTATTCCTATTTAATTATCTTCTTATAACAAATGTAACAACAAGTTTAATTGTATT